GGTAAAGCCACGAGGATGACAATTATCACGAATTTAGAGGATCCGGAAGCGTTTGGGGCAGAAAGGATTCGACTGGATGACTGCGTGATCACGGAATTGACAATTGCAGACTGGGAAGCCGGAAAACTGCTGGAGGAATCAATCCCATTTAATTTCAGTGGTTTTGAAGTCCTTGATACAATTGATGCATAAAGGAGAAAAAACATGAACTTAATTGACAAACTGCTTTGCGTAGACAAGGCGAAAGCGGAAGAAAAAGAAACAAAACAAATTAAATCAAAGAAGCTGGAAAGGTTAGTGGGAGAGGACGCAGAAATAACAATTAGAGAACTGTCCGGAAAACGTTATAACAGTCTGCAGGCAATGCTGTATGACAAGAATGGAAACAGGGATATGGCAGCTGTTTATGATTTTAATCTGATGTGCTGCGTGTATGGAATTGTAGAACCAGACCTGAAAAATGAGAAACTCATGGAACACTTTGGCGCTTCGACACCGAAGGATTTGGCAGCGGCTTTATTTGGAGTAGAATCGGGGTCTATTGCAAGCGAAATTGTTAAACTTTCCGGACTTGGAGAAGATGCTGAGGAAGAAGTAAAAAACTCATAAAGGTGGACGGCGAAGCAAGCGTGGCTTATGCACTGTTCCGCCTAAAGAAATGGAAACCATCGGAATATTACGATATGGGCGCAGGTGAACGTTTGATCACTCGCGCCTTTTTAAAACAAGAATTGCAGGACATAAAAGAGGAGATGAGAGACAAGGGCAGGTAAGACAGTTGCAGCAGTTGTAAAGCTGATTGACGATTTCAGCAATCCGTCGAGAGAAGTAGCGGCACAGGCGCGCGACCTAGAAAAACGATTTAATAGTGTTGCGGGCGTATTTTCTCACGCAGGAGAAGCATTTACTGCTGCAGGAGAAACATTGACCAAGTCGGTCACTGCACCATTGGTAGCGGTTGGAACTGCGGCGATTAAATTTTCCTCTGATTCACAGGATGCTTTCCAACAGTTCGCGGCGGCAACAGGAACCGCATCGAATGAAATGGGAAAATATAAAGATATGATCAATGATGTTTACAAGGACAATTTCGGAGAATCTATCAATGATGTGGCAGAAGCCATGGCGACTGTTAATCAGAACATGTCTTACTTGGACGACTCAGCTCTTCAGAGATGTACGGAGTATGCTTACACTCTATCGGATACATTTGGAGTAGACGTGGCAGAAAGTACAAGGGCGGCTGATTCACTCATAAAGAACTACGGTGTATCGGCAAGAGAGGCATTTAACCTTATGACACAGGGAATGCAGTCGGGTCTTAATTTTTCGGATGAACTTTTTGATAATATTGACGAATACTCCGTACAGTTCAAGAAGCTGGGACTGGACGCAGAGGATATGTTTTCTGTATTTGCAAACGGTGCACAGAATGGAGCTTTCAATTTGGACAAGATTGGAGATGCCGTAAAAGAATTCTCAATCAGGGCGATAGATGGATCAGACACAACGAAACAGGGATTCGAGGCCCTTGGAATGAATGCAGATGAAATGGCACAGAAGTTTGGGGCCGGAGGGAAAACTGCAAAAGAAGCATTCAATGAAGTAATAGAAGGACTTGCTTCTATGGACGATCCGGTAGCACAGAGTGCAGCCGGAGTAAACCTATTCGGAACCATGTGGGAAGATTTGGGACCTCAGGTTATAACATCTATGTCAACGGCGAGTGATGCTATAGATAAAAGCAGAGAATCTGTCGAAGGACTGGTAAATGTAAAATACGACACTTTATCAGGAGCTTTAGGAGGACTCTGGAGAACCATACAGGTGGATGTACTGCAACCAATTGGAAATCAATTAATTCCGTATGTTACGAAAGGAATTAATGTAATAGGAAAACTGACTGATAAATGGAATGCGATGAGTCCTGCTACGCAGAAAAGCATCGTTAAAATCGCGGGGGTTGCGGCAGCGGTCGGACCAGTTTTAGTAGGGATCGGAACACTTAATAAAGGGATTGGAAAAACTATTTCGAATGCAGGGGCGCTTGCAGGAGCAGTAACGAAAGCAGGAGGAGTGTTTAAAATGCTTGCAAGCCCGGCAAATATTGCTACAGTGGCAATTGTTGCGGTAGCGACAGCAGCAGTGCTTATCTATAAAAACTGGGATAAAATCAAACCTGTGATTGATAAAGCGAAAGATGGTCTGGTGAATTTCGGACAGGCAGCCGGAAAATGGATTGGATCAGTCATAGACTGGGCACAGGAAATGTGGAAGAATGTCAAAACAGCTTTTGAGAAATTTGCAGATGCAATCAAACCTGCAATTGATATAGCCGTAGAAGCGTTTAAGGGATGGTATGAGAATGCAGAGATTGTTATCGAGGGCATAAAAGATTTTCTTTCCGGAATTATTACTTTCCTTACAGGCGCTTTCCAGGGAGACTGGGAAAAGGCTTGGAACGGAATCGTAAAGGCAGTTGGAAGCATTTTTGGAACCCTGGAATCACTTGTAAAGACACCGCTTAATGCGGTAATCAACCTTGTGAATAAAGCAATTGGAGCGATTAATAAAATAAGTGTTGATCTCCCCAGTGCTGTTGGTGGAGGACATATCGGATTCAATATCCCGACAATTCCGACTTTGGCGAAAGGCACTGATTACTGGCAGGGCGGAATCGTGCAGATCAGCGAAAAGGGTGGAGAAATTGTTGATCTTCCATCCGGAAGTAGAGTATATCCACATGACAAGTCTGTACAGATGGCACGCCAGGATGGAAGGAAGAATTATTCTATTGCAATTGCAAAACTGGCAGATAGCATCGTGGTGAGAGAAGAGACGGATATTGACAAGATCGCCGAGGTGATTGTAAAGAGGATTGAACAGGCAATTGATAATATGCCGCAGACAGCATAGGAGGAGATATGGAATACTGGTTAAAGAATAAAGACAAATCAATACAACTTCCTATAAGACCGGCATCATTCAACGTGACCTTTGAAAATACACATCAGACTGTTAATGTGCAAACAAGAGGGGATGTAACAATACTTGGGAAAAAAGGACTTAAAGCGTATACGATTGAGTCTTTTTTTCCGGCACAGGACTACCCTTTTGCAGACTATGCAAAAGACAGAAATCCTTGGGAGTATGTAAAGGAAATCCTCGGATGGCAGGAAACCCCTATTCAATTCATTATTACAAAAACAAAGATTAATAAAAATGTAATAATAACATCTTTTCAGTTCGGGGAAGACGACGGAACGAGCGATATAACATATTCAATCACTATGAAAGATTATCGTCCGCCAAAATATACGAAACCGTTGAAGGCGGTCCTGGAACCTGTAAAAACGGAGAAAAAGAAGCCGGAAAAGGAGAACAGTCGCTCAGACAATAAACCAAAGAAAAAAATTCATACAGTAAAAGGAAATGACACCCTCAGGAGTATCGCAAAAAAATATTACGGTTCAGGATCCTATGCGAACAAAATCTACAATGCAAACAAGACTGTCATAGAAAAAGCCGCAAAAAAGCATGGACGTGTAAGCAGCGCACATAATGGTGTAAATGGCTGGTATATATATGACGGGACAAAGCTGGTGATACCATGAAAATAATGTGGAATGATGCGAAAATAACCGGTTATGTAACGAGCGTGACTTGGGCTGGGAGTGCTAAACAGGCAGCCAGAACAGTCGTGTTTAGTGTTGCATACAGCCCGAATGATAAGAATGTCAAGACTCTTGGCATAAAATTAGGAGACAAAATTGTATTCTACCCAGGATATCCGGATGATAAAAAAACGAAATTTGTCGGAATTATTACCCAAAGAGAAAGAAAATCTGAAATGGGTGAGCTACAGTATACAGCAACTGACGGCATGATGCATCTCTTACGATCTAGCGGTACATACCGTTTTGCAAACAAAACCCCTGAAAAAATCGCACAGATGGTCTGCAGAGACGTAAAAGTAAAGACCGGATCAATTGCAAAAACTAAGATGCCTATTGCGAAAATATTCTTTCAGGAACGCCCGTATTATGAAATTATCATGGCTGCATACACAAAAGCATACCGAAAAAACAAGAAAAAATACATCGCACAAATGAACGGAGATAAGCTAGAGGTCATACAGAAAGGGAAAGTTATCCCCAATTTCCACATACGGCAGGGGGAAAGAATTACAGAGTCCTCATATACAGAAGATTTAGACAGCATGGTAAATCGTGTATATATCTATGACTCAAACAATAATAAAATTGGAAGTGTGAGTAACTCAAACTGGATAAAGAAATACGGCATATTTCAAAACGCGATATCCGTAGATAGTGGAAACGGGAAAACGGAAGCTAAGGCAGAACTGCAAGGCATAAATAAAACCGCAAATTTGACTATGATTGGGGACTACAGATGCATTTCTGGATTAGGTGTGATTATAGAGGACTCCAGGACCGGACTGAAGGGAAAATTTTGGATAGAAAATGACAGCCATGAATGGAACGGTGGAGTTTATACGACAACTTTGGAACTTGCGTTCAAAAACGTGATGGATATTCAGGAGGAAGACGAGGAACAGATTGCGAATTCTGCAGGCGGCAGCAGTACAACGACCAGCAATGCACTGGATGATGTACTGAATCAGGCACGAGCATGGATCGGAATATCAGGAAGCACGAATGAAGCCACACAATACTACGGGTACAATGGAGTTGCATGGTGCTGCATCTTTCAATGGTCAATCTTCAATAAATCTGGACATGGAGACCTGTTTATAGGTGGAGGAAAGACTGCAAGCTGTTCTGAGGTGACACAATGGTACCAGGCAAGGGGAAAATTTGGAACAACGCCAAAAGTTGGCGCACTGGTAGTGTACGGACCGGGTGGAGGAAGCCATATAGGCTTGGTGGAAAGTGTTTCCGGATCGGGAATCAACGATTATGTGTCTATTGAGGGAAATACAAGCGGTGCAACAGGCGGGCTTGCAGCACGAAAGCAGTATGGAAATCGAAGAAGTGACGTATATGGATTTTGTTACATTGACTATCCTGTTACAACAATATCAGTTGGAAGCGGCGCGACTATATCTGGTACATCCAAACCGGTACCAGCGGGATTGCAACAATCCGGCATATGCCCATGGGATTATACAATATATCCATATTGGTATAGTCGATGGAATGGTGATTCTATGCAAAGAAGGGTTGCAGATATATGGAATGCGAAAGGACGAGCAAGCGATCATGGCATAGCGACTATAGATGGTTATTATCTTGTTGCTGTGGGATCATATTTTGGATCTTGTGGTGACCTTATAAGTTTTACTCTGGAAGGAGGAATAAAACTGAATTGCCTTGTTGCTGATGAAAAAAACGCAGGAGACAGTAGCGGTAGTGTTTATGGGCATTGGCAGGACTACCCGGCTTCTGGATGGTCGATTATAGAATGGGAGAGTATGGGCGGAAGCGATT